CTTACGGTTTCTACTCAAGCTAATGGAGGTGATGGTGGAGCTGGAAATCGTACGACAGCGGGTGGAGGAAGCCCTGGAGGAACTGCAGGAACTCCAACGGCTACCGGTCCTGGAACGCCTGGAACGGATGCTACAGATGGAACCTACTTTAACAACGTTGGCAAAGGAGGTGGAGGAGGCGCTGGCGGAGTTGGAAAATATGGCTCCGGGGGAACAACCTGTGTAGCAGGAACAGCCGGAGGTAAAGGTGCTTACAATCCCGCAGATCTCTCTGTCTACGGACCTGGTGCCGACCCAAGTACCGATCCAGATAGTGGTTCGCTAAGTGTCGTTCCTGGGGGTGCAAGCGGTGCAAAAGCTGCGCCTCTTAATGGGCTTCCAACGGTCTTTGGGAAGTCGGCAAGCTCTCGAATTCAGAGTGATCCGGGAGTCGTTGTCGTACGTCTCACAGCGGAGTAGATCATGGGTATCGTGATCAAGACTACTGGATCCTTCGATCACGTTGAGGCCTGGTTGCACCGACTTAGTAGGCTCGAATTGGACAAAGTTCTGAACAAATACGGAACTATCGGCCAAAATGCTCTATCGAACGCTACGCCGGCAGAAACAGGGCTCGCCGGGAGCTCGTGGGGATTTCATACCAAGTCTGGGCCGGGATATTACTCGATTATCTGGACGAACAGCGACATCGAGAACGGATTCCCGGTAGTTGTCATGCTCGTATACGGTCATGGAACTGGTACGGGCGGATACGTTCAGGGGCGCGACTTCGTCATGCCCGCAATTCTTCCGATATTCGAAGAAATCGCAGCACAAGCGTGGGAGGAGGTGACTAGGATTTAATGGCGACTATCGATGACAAAGTTGTATCAATCTCATTCGAGAACAGTAAGTTCGAATCGGAGGTCAAGCAAACTATCGCATCGCTCGAGAAGTTGAAGAAATCTATGGAATTCCCCCATGCCGGTAAAGGTCTGGACGATCTCGGTAGAGCGGCGGGTCGCATGAATCTTAGTCGCATCGGACAAGGCGTCGAGGCGATTCACGGCAAGCTGAGCGCTCTTTCTGTAGCTGGTCTCGCTATATTTGCCAATCTCGCTGTCGCGGCAGTCTCTGCGGGTGCGAGAATCGTCAAGGCCTTCGCGCTCGATCCGATTATCCAAGGTTTTCAGGAATACTCGACGAATCTGAACGCTATTCAGACGATTCTGGCGAATACCCAGGCCTCTGGAGCAACGCTCAAGGACGTCAACGCGGCTCTGCAGGATCTGAATAGATATTCAGACAAGACGATCTACAACTTCAGCCAGATGGCCAAGAACATCGGTACGTTCACGGCCGCTGGCGTTGATTTGAAGACTGCTACTGCTTCGATCAAGGGTATCGCGAACCTAGCGGCGCTTTCCGGCTCGAACGCGGATCAAGCTTCGACTGCGATGTATCAGCTTTCGCAGGCAATTGCCGCAGGTTCGGTGAAGCTTCAGGACTGGAACTCAGTTGTCAACGCGGGTATGGGAGGTACCGTCTTCCAGAGAGCTCTTGCGCAGACCGCTGTGAAGATGGGCACTCTTTCGGATGGCGCCGTCAAGCTGTCCGGCAAGATGAAGAACGTCAGCATCAACGGCGAGGCATTTCGTCAGTCTCTGTCGACGCCGGGAAAGGCTTCTTGGCTGACATCCAAAGTCCTGACTAAGACTCTCCAGCAGTTCACCGGTGATCTGTCAGATGCGCAGCTGGCCGCCGAAGGTTTCAACAAACAGGAAATCAAGGCAATTCAGCAGACTGCCAAGACGGCACAGCAAGCAGCAACTCAGGTCAAGACGATCTCGCAGGTCTTCGATGTTGCCAAGGAAACGATGGGATCTGGATGGGCTAATACGTTCCAGATCATCTTCGGTAACTTCACTGAGGCTCGAGGAACGTTCACGGCCCTTTCGAACGCGATCAACGGATTCATCAATACCAACGCTCATGCACGCAACAAGGTTCTAGCTGACTGGAAAGCTCTCGGAGGACGCACGGTTCTGATCAAGGGGATCAAGACGGCGTTTCAGAATCTGGGCGACATCATCAAGCCCATCAAGGATGCGTTCCACGATATTTTCCCGCCAGCCACAGGTAAGAGCCTCTTCAAACTGACCCAAGGATTCGCTAAGCTCGCTGCGGCTATCAAGCCGAGTCAGCAGACTGTCGAAAATCTCCGGCGGACTTTCCGTGGAGTTTTTGCCATATTTGACATCGCCGGTCAAGTAATCAAGGGCGTTGTGACGATGTTTGGTCACATGTTCAAGATGATTGGCGCAGGTAAAGGCAATTTCCTCGACTTTGCGGGGAGTATCGGCGATTTCATCGTCAAGATCGACAAGGCACTTAAGAAGGGAGATGCTCTAGGGAAGTTCTTCGGGACGATCGGAGATATTCTCGGAGCTCCCATCAGACTAGTTCAAGAGTTCGCAAGCGCTCTTGGCTCGATGTTCAGCAAATTTTCCCCGGGGGAATTTTCCGGAAAAATCAAATCAATGGGCAAGTCCTTCGAGCCTCTAGGACGATTCGTCGACGCCTTTGCGCGAGCATGGGACAAGATGATCACGGCGATCAAGAAGGTCGACGTTACTCCGCTACTCGACGGAATTATCAGAGCATTTTCATCTATGGGTCAGGCTTTGAGTAATGCTGTTTCGAACATCAACTGGGACAGCGTGTTTACGGCGGTTCAGACCGGTCTCTTCGCGGGTCTGGTTCTGATGTTCAAGAAGTTCTTCGGCAAGGGATCGTTCGAGGATGCTCTCGGTAAGGCCATTGGTGGAGCTGGTGGGGGATTCCTCAATAACTTCAAGAATATGTCCAAGTCGATTTCTGGATCGTTCGATGCTCTTCGTGGATCTCTTGTGGCCATGCAGAACAACATCAGGGCGAAGACTCTTAAGGAAATCGCAATAGCGGTTGGACTTCTCGCCGGATCTCTTGCTGTCATTTCGCTCATCAATCCTAAGAAACTCAACAGTGCAATGAGTGCTATCACCATCACGATGGGAGAACTTCTCGGAGCGATGGGCATCATGAGTTCGATTAGTAAAAGCGTCGGATTCATCAAATTGCCGTTCGTAGCAAGCTCGTTGATTCTGCTCGCCGGGGCCATGGATGTTCTTTCGTTCGCCGTGCTTGCGATGAGTACTCTGAACTGGGGTCAGCTTACAAGAGGTCTTGTCGGAGTAGCGGGCGGTATAACGATTCTCGTTGCTGCAGCACTTCCGCTTTCGAAGGCTTCTCCTGGACTTATTCGTGCCGGAATCGGGATCACTGGTCTCGCTATTGGCATGGATCTACTGGTGTTTGCGGTGTCTAAGCTCGGTGGAATGGATCTGAAGTCGCTCGGAAAGGGTCTGGGCGCCGTTGCCGTTGGTCTCGGAACTCTCGTTCTCGGAATGAAGGCAATGCCGGCAAAGGGAATGTTCGCTGCTGGCGCGGGTCTGATTGCTATCGGAATCGGCCTTCGAATCATCGCTAATGTGGTCGGAAAATTCGCAACGATGAACTGGAAGCAGATCGGCAAGGGCCTCACAGCCGTTGGTGGAGCGCTCGCAATTATCGCAGCCGCGGTGTCAGCTATGCCTAAGGGGATGATCCTCCAGGCGGCTGGACTGGTCGCAATCGCGTTTGCTCTTGGAATGATCTCCAAAACTCTATCGAAGCTTGCGGGGATGTCTTGGAAGGAGATCGGAAAGGGTCTTGCAGCGCTTGGTGGTGCTCTAGCTATCTTGGCGCTTGGAATGGGTGCCATGCAAGAAACTATTGGCGGAGCTGCGGCGCTTGTCGTTGCCGCGTTTGGCTTGAAAGTACTCACTGGAGTTTTGAAACAATTCGCAGGTATGTCGATCGGTAAGATGATCAAGAGTCTGGTAATGCTTGCTGCCACTCTGGCCATTATCGGAGCAGCTGGTTTGGTTCTTACGCCAGTTATACCATCTCTACTTGGTCTAGGCGCAGCTCTGATTCTGATCGGTGCGGGTCTTACATTGATCGGCACGGGTATATTCTTGATAGGTAGTGGACTAAGTGCCATCGTTCTAGCCATCGCTACAGCTATCGGGTTGCTGGTCACAGCGTTGAAGAACGCAGT